CATTTGATCTGAGGGTTGTGAAATAGACTCACCTAAAACAGAAGAAATATCACCCACTTTGATGTGAGCAGGTTTAGTCGTTTTAAGGAGTTTTCTGAGGTTGCTCTGCAAGTTGATAATCTGAGGAGGCAACCCAAAGTCTACTGTATGGGTGTGACCATTAGCTTCTTGAACAACCCCGTTTACAATGTCATGTTGGTGTAGCTCATCACCCCAACGATAACCTACAGGGGCGAGTGTAGAACCGTACCCTGTCTTGGGGGCTAAGACTAAGTGCCGATGGTAGTCTGACCCACCTTGATTCGTATATCCAAGTAAAGACGTTGTTACGGAAATAAGATGATTACTGAGTTGTGTTATTTCTACCTCTGACCCACCTGCTGACTTAGTAAGTAAGTCCAAGATCACAGAGCTTTCTGAGCCTTGTACGAGGGCTTTTGTCGTATCAAGAATAATCTGCTTTAACGTATAGTCATCTGATGTGATAGGGGTGTCCTCTTGTTCAAAAACAAGAGAGGTAATTTTGGTTGCCAAAAACTCCGACCTCAGATCAGAAATAGAAGAATCACCTTCCAAATCTGTGAGGTCTATAATGATCTTCGCAAAGATTTCAGCCACCCCGTCATAGATAATCCTATGGTTCGGGCCAAACTGATCGGTGTTGTAGTTAGACGCTGTACTATTAGCAAGAGTCTCGGAGATGTAGTTCGAGATGCCCCTCACTAAGTGTCTATTCAGATTAGATCGAGTTCCTAATACGTCCCTCGATTGTCTAGGGTCATAAGGTAAACTCATTATGCCTCCTCAAATGTGAAGCTCAACTCACCCACAGAGAACGCTGAGAAGTTATTTAAAGAAGCCTCAGAAATGACTTCATCTTTATCCTCCACTACATAGTCCACTTCAAAGTCGTAGAGTGAGGGGTCGTCACCTAAATCAAGACCGACAAGAATCTTACTAACACTATTATCTAACCCTGCTAAGCCTGCATTTCCTACAATGCTTGCTGTATTTGTAGTCCAATTAGACGACACAACTCTCTGCACATCATCTAGTAAAGTAAGGCTCGTTTCTACGCTTGTAGACTTATTTCTCTTAAAAATACGAGCACCCATGCCCCCCAAGTTTTGAGGTGTGTTCAAGAGCCTTGTATCAATCACCCAAACCTTGACAGACGCATTAGATAAACTCGCAACTTCTCGGTAGCCTCCAAGAGCCACAGCTACCCTCTCTCTAAGAATGAAAGAACCTTCCTCAAAAGACATTCTCGTAAGGGGTAAGCTCACATGGCTGACACCCTCTGTTGAGTTTATTTCTCGGATTACTTCTGAGGGTCTAATCGAACCTCCGATAGTCTCTGATCTGATTAAGCTCGAAAGCCTAAACCTCAATAGGCTATTCACATCAGAAGCGTCATAACCCTCATCGAGAATGACTGTCGCTGTGATGCTCAAAGGCACACTTCTTATTTCTTTCACAACGACATCAGCACCTAAATTTCTTTGCTCATCAAGAAGCGTCTGTGCTGTCTGAACAACTAAGTTTGTTGTGTAGGTAATGACTACGTTTTCTAGGTATTCATAAGAAATGAGCAACGACCCCCCGTCAGGGATTAGGCTCGTGCTTGTACGCTTTATAGAAACCTGCCCTACACCATCATCTAGTATGTCGTAATCAGGACTAGAAGCGTAAGGGCTATTATAGACTTTCCCTGTCGGACTCTTAACTACTAAGGAGAGTGGGTCTGCCCCTAGCTTATCAAGTCGTTCCTCATAAAAGCCGACTATTGTATGCGATTCCTCACTAATGGAAACGATCTTATTTCTATCCTCATTTGAGAGCGTGACTGAAACAGAATCTTTTGAAGAACCCCCTAAGAGTAGAGGGTCGTTATTGGTGTTTACGACATAGTTTTCTACATCAGCCCCGTCTTCCCAAACAACAGAAGAAACACTACGAACAGGCTGTCTTGAGAGGAACATTTCTGAAGAAGAATCACTTCTCCAATCCCCTAGTAGGATTTCAGTTATCGTATAGCTCGGCTGAACGAGAGAATCATCTAAAGCAATGGTGCGATAATCTTCTACTGAATACCCTGTTAGGTCAAAGTATTCCCCGTTAGATTTCCTAAGCCCATACTGCACTCTAACAGAGCCGTCAGAGTTATAGAAAGTCCTGTTTATCATTTCGTAGATAGGCTTATCTTCTGTCGCTTCAAGTGATCTAAACCGATAAGACCCTAAGCCACCTACAGGGACAAAACGAGAGCCAAAAGAAGACTGAAATGAAGGGGCGAAAACATCAGTCACTTGACTCAGACTTTCACCCTTCACCCATATGTCTACAGCACCCCCCAAGTTATTATCTCGCTTCATAAAGATACTTGAGGAATCAACAATGAATGAATCTGAAACTCCTGCAACTGAGCGACTCAGCCTTTCATAACCACCCCTCGTACCTCCGTCTATTGAGCTTAAAGCACCCAACGCCCTAGTGGTTAAACCTAAGTTCGTTTCTCGATCTTGACCTCCAAAAGTAGGAGAAGGATTTGTCACGGACAAACCTAATGGAGCACCTGTATTAATCTGACCCGTTGTGATATTTCCTGCCAAACCACCGTCAAGAGCAACTATAGGAGCTTTGACAGAATACTTCTTTGTCACAGGGTTGTAATACTGAGAGGCTGTTTCAAGTGGGATACTGACATTTGCTGTCGTATTGAATACTTGCGAGCCACTTGAAACCTCAGTTCCCGAAGGAATGTTAAAACTGAACGTGGGAGGGGTTGATGTAGAAAACTCAACTTCACCCCTCGCTTGTGTAGACTCTTGTCTAACAACACCAAAGTTAGAAGCGAGCTTCTCAAAACTAGCGTCTATTAAGTCTTGGACTTGTTGTTCGTCTTGCAGAAATAACGCTGATTGTAAAGCTGTCTTGTACTGACTGTCTGCAACAGGTAAAGACCTGCCCTCATTCAAAGGGTCGTCTATCTGTAATAACCCAAGAAAGCTAGAGCTACGATAAGCAAAGTCTAACAAGAACCTAGAACGCTCCATTTCTGAAACGATAGGGTCTATGATGATGTCTCGAATAACACTACCTGCTTGTACGGCTACATCAGGCTGAGCTAAGTACATAGACGTAATCATGCTTCTAGTTAGATCATCTCGTGTGACCACAGGAATTGAAGTGTTTGAAGCTTGAATCTGAACAGGCTTACCCGACACCTCTGTAGAGTACGCAGACTCTACCTCAACCCCTTCAATCACCTTGGTTGCAGTCACGATATAATAGAGCGAACTAGATGAAGGAAGACTCGCAAAAGTACCACTCAAGATTGTCGGTGGAAATGTATCTTCAGTACCATTTCTGAAGTGGCGAAAGGACACTTCTGTTCTAAGGTATATTTGGTGTATCTCAGAAGAAACTCTCATTCGTACCACAGATTCGGGTACTTCTATTTCCCCCACAGTAGTTGTGGAAACCTCTACTGTATTGTCTTTCTGAATAACACTCACTTCAGCAATCAAAGGGTCTACTTGTTCTGTCGGTATATCGTTGACTACCTCACCGACTTTCTCGACAACCTCTGACCTATTTCCGTACTTGGCAGGACTTAAAGGCTCAAGGTTAATCTGACTATAACCCTCAGCTCCACCACCCGAAATAGAACTCGCATAAATCGTGTAATAAACCACCTCAGTATCTACATGGGGAAATACAATTTTTACGGAGTTAGATTCCCTTCTTACCGAAATACCCACAGGAGGTTCAGGTAAGTTCAAGACCTCGCTCGATAAGATTAAGTTCGCAGACGCATAACTAGGGTTCTGATTAGGTACATACAGCTCTAACTTGAACGTGTTTACTCCGTCTGTTATTTCTATCCCATTAGGAAATACACTAGGGTTCGGAAACACAAAAGTCTTATCTAAGTTGATGAGAACATCACTATCTTCCGAGCTGAAAGTTTCCCCCTCATAGATCACCTTGAGAACTCCGACTTCCCCAACCGAACCTCTAAGAAATACCTCATTGTTCGAGGTAGAAAAAGTCGTTGTGCCTGTGACGCTTACTCCGTCAGGTTTGGTTATGTAAATCATGCTAAATCTCCATCAAGTGGAATAGAGCCTGGGACTGCGAAAACTAAGTTTATTCTGACAGGTTGATAGGAATAGCTAACAACCGTCACTTCTACAAGATAAGAGGTTTCATCATCTCCTATTGTAGACACTTCTACATTTCTTACCTGCTTGACTCTTTCCTCTAAGCTCATTGTTTGTATTCTACTCTGTTGGTCTTGGACATTAATTAAGTCATCTAAAGCTCGCCTTACTGACTCTCTTAATGAATATACCACGCCTTGACTTACCTTTTGCCCTATCAAGCCCATAGCCGTAGAACCATAGAACTGATGAAATGGATTCGACCCTAATCTCGTTAATAAGACTTTAGCTACCTTCTGATAGAGCAAGTCATAACCCTCTATCATTTCTATCCCACCTTGCTCGTCAAAACGAAGGTCGTTTTCTACCCCTGTACCCGAACACCTACGACACAGGTCTTTCTCACAAGTATAAGAAATGTCAATCAAACCCTCTGTGGAAATAGATCGAGACAGCAGGACTTTATAGCCCCTAAAGTTCACCTGTTTTGTGAGTTTCCACGAAGGAAATAAAACCTTTTTGGAAGCTCTAAAAGAGTTCCCCTTAAACCCAAAGGTCTTGAGGACTGACCCACTCAGATTAAACTTACTTATCTGCTTGTCATCTGTGATCGCTACGCTCTTGTTTGACACTACGGCTCTCAAAGGAAATGGAAGACTTGTGTTTAAAAAGTCCACTAAATCCTGTTGCCTATAAATCTTTGGCGGGATTGTTATTTCTCTTTCTGAAACCTCTGCTCCACCGACTACCAAGACATTTAACCCTGCCTTAACTCGATAAGGAGCTATGCTAGGAAATACTGCTTTGGTTTCAGAGCGTAATCCTTCTTTAGGTATAGAAATCCCATCTACTCTGAGATCAAGCAAGCCCTCTCCTGAAATAGGAGAACGAGGGATAATCTCTCGACCTCCTATTATTTCTACCTGCTCATACCTTATGTAGTGTGGGCAAAGATGAGCTATTCGAGCGTCTATGCTCATACTTCCCTCTCTTTCTTAATGTTGTCTCACGAAAGAGAGAGAAGATAAAGCCACTATTACCTTTCTAACTCCACCAAAGAAGCAAACGCATTTCCACAGTCAGGGTCTAAGCCAAGAGACTCATAAAGTACATCTTCGCCTCCTTTAAGATAAGCACCACCCAAAAGAACAAGACCATTAAGGAACCCTTTGTAGTTGCTTGAAATCTCATCTCTTCTGTCTCCAATGTTACCTAATTGAATAGAGAAATTGGCTGAGATTTTCGGCTCTTGCTCCTCACCTCCACTAACCTCAACTGAAATAAGGTTTCTTCTTAAGTAAGACCTCGGAATCTGTGTGTCAAGTTGGTCTTCAAGAAGCCCTTTTATGTGATCTCTCAATTCCTCACCAAGACGTGTAACAGATTCTTCAGTCATTCCTGCTTGTCCTTTAAGAAGGTTACTAACCCCTTCATTGTATCCGTTCTTTTCAAGAAATTCCCTTGCTTCTGTATAGAAGCCAACACTCTTATAAAGGTCAAAGACACCTGCTGATTGTTTGACGTAAATCTGACCATTATCTACTTCGTAGTAGTTTCGGAGCGTCTGCTCTGCGACTTCAATAGAACAACAAACTGCAATGTATGCCACAAAGTCTGACACATAATTCGCTATTCTTCCTGAAGCAGAATCCTCAAAAGGGGAGTTAAAAGTCGGGGTATAAGAAGAACCTGAATTTGAGTCATAGAAGCGACCTATTTCCTTAAAGGACTTCACAAATCCTTTGAGCAAAGACACCTGCACCTTATTCGTACTCACCCCTGAGAAACATTCAGGAGAGGTATCTAAAAAGTTAAGAAGGTCTGAGGGGTCAGCTTTTACGATTGCTGAGGTTACGCTCTTAGCGACACTTTTATCGCTTAGTAACTTAGCATTAGCTACAGAAGCTAACCCACGAGCGATATTTTGATTCTTATAGGTTAGAGGGCTTGGTAATGAAGCTCCTGTCGAAGCTGTGTCGCCAAGTATTCTTGAGGTCAAGATGTTCTTTGCATCTTCAATTTTCTTTTGTGAAGCGATCTCTACGTCTAGGTCTGTTTGCTTCATTATTTCATCAACCTTGACAGAGTATCTCTGCTTCTTTTCTTTCTTCTCCATTCTTGCTCTATTTCTCGCAATCTTACCTGCCTCAGCAGTCCCACTAATGAGCTTGGCACTCTCCTCTTGTAGAGGGTGTAATCCTTGCTTTAACTGAGCAAGCTCTGTCTGTTCATCAGCAGTCAGATCAGTCTTATTCTTTTTACTTAGAGTATCAAGAAGTTTCTCGGCTTCCTCTTTCTTCGCCATACCCTTTTCTTCGGCTTCTAGCTTTGCTCTCAAAGCCTCTCTTTCAGGATACTCTGTAAGAATATCGAGTGCCATAGCGTCTCTGAATTTCTCGTAAGATTTCATCAGAGTTTTCTTGGCTTTGTCAGAAATCTCTAAAGCGTTGATACGAGCTTCAGGCAAGAGGAAATCTCCTTGAGAAAGTAAGGATTCTACCTCTGTCGTGAGTCTTTCTGAGACTTTTTCTGTCTGAGAAGAAGCGTTCTCAAGTAGCTCTGTTAGCTCTCGCTTTTCATCATTGGTTATTGAAATGTCTTCATCAAGGTATGTCCCTACATTTTGCACAACAAAAGTACTGAACCCAGCAGTCTCCAATTCCTTCAACTTCTTCTGTATCTCTGCTTCAGTTATCTCCCCACTCACGCTTTGAATGAACGTAGAAACTTCAGCTTTTGTCATTACTTCAGACTTTAAGTTTTGAGTCGCTTTCACCCAAGCGTCTTTAGCTTTTTGGATTGCTTTTTGAATCTTGTCTTCGGTCATAACAGGACCACCTTTGTCCTTACCTAAGACATCTTCAATAATTTGGGCTTGATTTAATGCTGTAGAAGACAACTTAGCTGTCGCTGTCGCCCTTTGCCTCTTAATCTGAGAAGTGAACTTCTCTGTCCCACGTCTACTGCGAGGGGAAAGACTCTCAAGGGCAATTTCTCTGACGATACTTTGCTTCAGCGTTGCGAAGTCATCTGCATACTCGCTATTCTCAGAAATGGCTTTGATGCCATTAGCATAAGTGGTAGAGAAATTGTCACTAAGCGTCTTATAAGCGTCATAAAATACGCCTGCTCGCTTAATCATTTCAGGACGATCAATATCATCTGGGTCTTGATTGCTGTAATCAACGACATCTTGAAAAGCCTTCTCAAATTTACTGAGGATGGAAATGTCGGAGACAATATCTTTAAGACTATTAAACTCTCCTCCTCTGTTAAAAGAAGGTTTACGATTGTATCGAGGTTGAAGATCCTCATATACAACTTTCGCAAACTCCTCTAACTGCTCATCGTTAGGACCTTTCTTACCTCCGAGCAAGTTGCCTGAGTCGCCTGAGTATATCTTAGAAATCGCTTCAACAGCAGAGAAAGAGAAGGATTGAACCCAAAGCCTGTAGGCTTCTAAGTCTTCCATATCACTCTTATAAGGCTCGGTTTTGAGCATCGCTGACTTCAGCTTGCTAAAGGTGCTTAACCTCTCATTAGTCAAGTTCCCTGCGTGTAAACTTGAAGCCCTAGTGCTAGTGTCTACCTCTTCATAGTTAAGAGAACTTAATGAGTTTAATGGGTGGCTTACGATCTTCTTCGAGCTTAAAGCTTTTTTCATCTTCTTGCGAAGATGATCTATTTCGCCTAAGTTATGGTTCAGATCAATGGAATCAGAATTTACATCAGCAAGCACAAAATCATCAAATTGGGATTCGGCTACTCCGAAGCTTTTTGCTCTCTTTAATATCAAACCAAACAAGCCATTAACTTCAGAAATAGTCGCTTGCAGACCGATACCTATTTTGTCAGAAATCTGTATAGGCAAAGTCTCAAAACGAATTAATGCTTTTTCAGCAGGAGCTACGACTTTACTCCAAAAGTCGTCAGAAATAAGAGGGTACTGATCTGTGTCTACAAAGTAAGAATAACCATTCTCCTCGTCTAGTTCTGTCCCCCCAATATGTTTGTCAAATAAAGTAAACATAGGACGCAAATCTTCTAGTCCAAATCTACTTGAAACAAGCCTCTTCATAGAAGCTTTTGCTCGCCCTCTGACTGCTTTATTTCCTCCTACTTCCGTATCGAGTAAGCCGATTTCACGAGGACTTAAACCACCAAGAGCATAAATACGCTTATACGCTAACTCTCTCATGTTTCTCTGCACACTTCTATCAGAAGAAACTGCTTCAATGTTAGCAAGAGCATAACGAATAAGATTAACACTCATACCATCAGCAAAAAGACTGCCGAAGATACTAGGGACATCAGAAGGCTGTAAGGAGTCCCTATCAAGTTTCCTTGAGAGGTCTTTTGCTAGAGTCCTTAACTTGGTGCTATTAAGACCTTTATTGACGTACTCATCAAGAAATGCTTCAGCTTCGCCTCCATCAAAGCTAAGATCAGTGATCTGATCGTAAATACTGATCCCATCTTCCATTTCCATTGTGAGTAAGGGCAAAGAAATGTCTTTGAGCTGATTCATCTTTCTTCTTGTGTAGTCGTAGATTTTTCTCTTTGCAAATTTAAGATCAGCGACAGTCTTTGCTTTAAATCTTTCCCAATCTCCTGCTTTAGTGCCTTCTTCATCAGAAGTCAATGATGCTCTCTTTGAATAAGAGTTGCTCGCTTCATTCATAAAGAAAGCTAAGATACTACGAGAACTCGTGACTCTTCTCATAGTCGAAATGCCAAGTGTCTTTAAGTAGTCATCACCTGTCTGCTCACCTGTTTCTCCTGCAACCACCTCTAAGATCGTATTCACGACAAATTCAGCGGGGTCATCTCCACCGACACTCTTGATATTTTGCTTCTTTATATAGTTGATTAAGCCACTTAGAGTGAAAGATTTACGAGACTTTCTATACAAGTCTTTCATTTCTCTTTCTTGATCTCGTTGTGTTGTTATCCCTGTACCCGTAAACAAAATCTTGTCATATCCAAACTCTACGAGTTTCTTGTAGAACTTGTTCCCATTAGACGTTCTCTGAATCGCTTTAAACTCCGTCTGACTAAGAGTGTCAATGTCAAGTCCTGTGCGTATGAGAAGCAGAGTGTGAAAGTATTGTATTTCCACTAAGTCAATGATTGATTGAAAGTGATCGCCAATCTCCCATTCACTCAGATTAGTGCCTGGGTCAGACAGTCTTTTTCTTGTCATTGCAGAAGTCTTAATGAAAGAAATGAGCTGTCTCTTTAGCTCTGTCGTTTCAGATGCTGTCTTTGTAGAGTCTCCACAAATCGAAATGTAGATGAGTTTAGCGATGACGCTTCTCGCTTGATCTTGAGTGATTAACATACCTGCTCCTAGTAATTTTAAGACTGCTTACACACTACCTCATATAGAAGATAAAAAAACAACCGAACCCTCTTGACGAGTGTGAGAAGATGTAGTACAAACTTCAACAAGCGTAGAGTTCAGACTCACAGATTACGCCTATCTTATCCCTGTCTCAGGAGTACACACATGATGAATATACCACAAGAGAACATCTCTTGTCCTAAGTCTATTTCTGCTTCTTACATAAAAAGCGTGTGGGGCAAAGAAGACTTAGAACTGCACACTCGATTTGAGTTAGCTGATCTGTACTCAACACCTAAGATTGACTTTACAGTTGAGTTGGCTGACCTGTACTCAACACCTAATCTCGATTTAACAGTTGAGTTGGCTGACCTTTATCCCTCTACACCTAAGATTGACTTAACAGTTGAGTTGGCTGATCTTTACCCTTCTACTCAGAAGACTTTTAAAGTAAAAGAGCGAAAGCGTCTGAACGAGACTTCTGCGTATCTCTACGCTACAGAGAACGATGAGACTCGCTATCTTGCGTGGCAAAAGAAAATGATTACCTACATTTTCGGGAAGCATAACCTCGCTTCCTCACATGAAGAAGCAAAAGACCTCGTAGGTGATTTCTTAACGTGGGCGATCAAAAAGAACAAGCTCGCTGAGAAGCTGAATGAAGGAAAGAAAATCTATTTCAATTGGGTTCAAGGCACGATGTTTTGGCAGTTCATCACTCAGACTCGACAGAAACAAGGGCAAGACTGTCATGCTCGCTTACGACATAAATATGCGAGAACAGAACAAGAGAAAAAGAAGCAGAAAGACTTTGTTTGGGTTGCCCCGAAAACTGCTAATGTGTTTAACACTTATGACGAGTCAACAAGGGCGATCACTAGCTCTGAGATGTACTACGAAGAAGAATCACACGAGATTAAAATTCACAGAGAAATAGGTTGGTCTAAGCTCTATGAGCAGTTTGAGTTATGCGTGTCATCTAATGAAGATGCGAAGCTGTGGACTTCAATCTTATCAGAGTATTTAGAGGGTTCGTTTGAGGGCGTTTCAGACACTAAGCGAGTACAAGATGAGGCTTGGGCTGAGTCTCATAATATAAGTGTCGTAGAACTACGCTCAATTCGTAAAAGCATTTTCAAAGTGCTCAAGAGTAATAAGCAGATCATAAAGATCACTCAAGAGTACTTTGTCGATTAAGCTAAGGCGAGCTGATCTTGTTCACGAGGGCTGAACGCTCTTGACTCTGAAAGCCAACTTGATAAGTTAGGAAATGCACTTTTCAAGATACTTGCGTTTTCGAGCAGATACTCTTTGAGTTCTGCGATGATAGCCTTGCCAACTTTCACAGCACCCGTAAAGACCTGCTTCAGAATCGCAAAGATGGACTTAATAGGAACTAGAAATAGAGAAGTGAACGGATTTTTTAGACCCCATTCACGCTCGGCTCGACCAACATGAAGGAACTCAGAAAGAGCAATAGTCGCAAAGAGGATAAGCCAAATAGGTGTAGTATATAAGTGAAGACCTACAGCGACAAACTCTAGGAAAGCACCCCCTGCACCCGACATCATCCAACCGACCAAAGTGGAAATGTTAGCTGCCGCAAAGCTGTAAATGCCCGACAAAATTGTCCATCTGTTCACTAAGAGTAGTGTCCACCAACCCCATTTCAAAGGCTTCCCTACTAAAGAGCCTTTAGGGAGTAGCTTCACAATCCACTCGATTGCATTTCCTCCTGTGAGAAAACTAACCACTTTGAGAGTCTTAGCAGACAGGTTGAGTAACTTCTCAGTTCCTTGGTCAATCTTTCTGACTCGGTGCTCGCCCCAATCATATTCATCGGCAGTCTTATTTCTTGTGTACCAAAGCAAAACGAGTGCGATCACTTCCTCGTCTACCTTGAGGACTTTCGCCATTTCCCCTACATCTTGCTTCTTATATGCAAGGCTCAGCTCACCGACTAGATTAGCCACTTCAACGGGGTCTTTCATTCCGTTGGTACGCTCGTAAATGAGCCTTTGAATAGGGTCTTTAAGATTAGGCTTAGCCCCTTTCTTTGCAAGTTCAAGTATGTCGTTAAAGCTATTTAAACCTGCCTCTTTAGCCGCCCATGCTAGACCCACTTTAGAAGCACTCGACTGACCCTTAAGCTCTTTCTGAACTCTTTGGTCAGCTTCCTTCATAAACAACGCTGTGAGTTTTTCCTGTATGCCACTAAGGAAATGAGCTTGCTTTTCCATACGAGCCATTTTCTTAGAAGCTACTCGGATAACCATTTCTTGTCTTGCTTGCTTGTTCATCTTTTACCTCCTATCATTGAGAAGTCTATTTCTAGCGATTTCTCTTGCATTGCTTTCTTGTCTTTTTCGGATTGACTTAGGGTCTGGGTCGTATTCAAAGTCAACCGCAGGTGCAAATAGAAACCCTGATAGTAGAGCACCAATCTGACCCCCTCCAAGGTAATAAGCCACACCACCTAGCATAGCGAGTAAAACACCTAAGAATATGGCGACTCCTAGAGCCTTTTTACCGAAGTTGAAAGCTCGCTTTATGGAGAACGAGAAGTACCCCCAAAGCTCTCTAATAGAGGATTTCTTTGGGGCTTCCTCTACGATCTTCATAAACTCTTTGTCTTTCTGAAGCAGTTTGATCTGCTTTGTGATTTGCTCTTCATTCGCTCCTTGAAGAAATGCCTGAATCTCATTGGGGAAATAAGACATGATCTTAGTGATTATCTTCTTAGCGTTGATAAAGGCTTCTTTCTCCATTTGAGCAACCTTGAGAGAAGCTACTCTGATTGCCATACTTTTTCTAGCTGAAGCTACTCTTAATGCGTTAGGGGGGAGGACTTCCTTCTCATTTCTTATATTCACGTCTTGACCGTCTAGTCTAATATCTTGGGGCGTACATTGATAATGACCATGTTCTTCATGGATAGGGTGGATTACACAGGGAATACCGTACTTTGACTCAATCACTTCTTTGTAGTGATTGTAATTTTCGTTCTCCCATATGTGTACTTCTTCAAACGAATATTTCCTGTATAAGTCATCAATAACTTCTAACTTGAACTTTGCCGCAGAGATGCCTGTGTTGAAATAGAGATTATCTAATCCTCTTATCCCTGCTTTATTCAAAAGAGACAAAATGCGTGGTTTGTGTGCCTTAACACGACCTGTGCATATAATGGTCAAAGCGTCTCTATTTCTGACACTCTTTTTTGCTTCTTCAACTGTATACTTAATCCACCAATCACTTGAGGGATTTAAAGGAACACAAGGGTCTGTTAAAGATAATGGGTGTGATAACCAAGACCATTGGCCTGGAGCTTCCCACCAATCGGGAACATACTCAGGAGATTTAAACAAAGTCCCGTCAAAATCAAAAAGGTGTAGTTTCATCTTGCTCCTCCGAAGTAAGCGACAGCATGACCCATTCTTATGAGCTCGTCATTGAGGGACTCCCCTAGTTCTTCCATGCCCTCCTCATAGACCCACACGACTCCAAGCCAACGCCCGAACTTGCCCTTCTCTTTCGTGTAGATGATGACCTGCTTACCCTCTAGGCGAGACTTGAGGTATTCACGAGCTTCAATGCCTCTAGCTTTCTCCTCAAGGTCTTTGGTTCTGATCTCTGGGGTGTTGATACCGTACATACGCACCTTAATGCGATTGTAGTGCTTCATGCCCTGATCGACCATAAGAGTCATAGTGTCTCCGTCATATACGGAAATAACCTCTGCTTTGTAGTGATATAGATTAAGACTCATTTTTCATTCCCCTAGTCGTCATTTTCAAACATGGATCCCCACTCTTTTTTATACTCGTCTATCAGTTCCATCAATGCAATTTCTCCTTCACCATTTGGACCTGCTTCACCATCGTATTCACTTTCATCCAAATCTTGTAACCACTTAAGAGATTCCTCTCCTTCTTTTAGAGTTTTCTCATAATCTTTTCTACTTTTTGGATCATCCCAAAAAATACCTTCAGACATATCTTTATAGTAATCAACAAGTTCTCGCTCTGCTTTACTGAAGTCTATACTATTTCTGTCTTTTTTAGTTTTATAGGCATCTGGGTTTACTAGCCTATCTAAAGCCTCTAGTTTTTCGTTCCTCGCTATTGGAGGAAGTTTTTCAACTGTTTTATTTAGTTTTGCCATCGCCTCTTCGTAAGATTTATTGAAATCTTCCAAAGACATTCCTCGGTTGTCTGTTATTTTTATTTTATTTCCCTGGCTGTCTGTTACTTCCATTTCTTTCTTTTTAGGTGCATCTTTCTTTTTAGGTGCATCTTTCTTAGTAGGTTCACCTTTCATCACTTTATTCAACTCTTCTTCTGATAACCCTTGCAGAGAGGGTGGTAGGTTTTTCTTAGGGGCTTCTTTAGGGGCTTCTTTAGGGGCTTCTTTAGGAGCTTCTTTAGGGGCTTCTTTCTTACCTTCTAAGCCTTCGGCACTAGACACTACTGCTTTGAGGTATCCCTCATATTGTTCTTGCCAAATTTTTTGATATGCCTCTTTTAAGCTAGGGTTCTTTACCTTACTAAAACCTGCAATCGTTTTAAGAGACACCTCTTTCTCTCTCTCTGCTCCTTTGCTTGTTTTGTACTTTACTTTCCTCTTCTTTTTAAGATTGTCTTCCCAAGCCTTTTTTAAAGAAGCACCTTCTTCGCCCAAAGCTTTAAAAATCGCATTAAAAGCTCTCTTTCTAGCTTTAGGGTCAGCTTTAGGGTCTTGAATAATTGCACTTTGCTCCGAAATCGAAAGAGCAGGCTTTTTTTTGCTCTTTGCGGCAATCCTCATCAAATGCTCGATTTGATCTAGGCTGTCCCCACCCAAGTATGAATAGTAAGGACTCAATTCAACCTTGAGGTTACTTGTTTTGTTTGAGATCACAGAAAGATAATGATCCACAGGTATGCCTTGTGAAGCATACTTCATCACAGCAAGAGAACTTCTCCAATAATTAGACTGTTCACTTGCGTTTTTTAAGTTATGTGATGATGCTCTTTCTTCATCTGCCATATCAGAAATAAGGTTGAAAGTTGATTGAGCGATTCTGCTTTGAGGGTGCTTAAGAGCAATTTTAATAAGGGGTACAATGCACTTCATTAGATTAGTCCTTTACGGTTCATGTGGAGGCGAGCAACACGGACTGCACCTTGTATGTCTTCTTTAGTAGCTTCTTGGGCAGGGATTAGCTTCCCTTTAGCGTTCTCTAAGAAGATTTGCTCAGGCGATTGCTTTACTTCTTTTTCGACTTCTTCTTGGAACGAATCTTCTTCACTCTTAGCGAACTTAAGCCACAGTTTTTTAAAGCCTTTCATCAGTAGCTTTGCCGCTGAGGACTTAGCAAAACCTAAAGACCCACCCTTATAAACAAACGTAGCAAACAAAGCACCAAGACCTGAAATGACTCCCCCTGTAAAGATAGTAGCAAAGTTAAATCCAGCCATAATAGCTATAAATAGCTTAAATAACCCATAAACACTCCCAACAAGCAAAGAACCTGCACCTGCTTTGAAAACACCCCATTTCCCACCATCTGCGTTTGTACCTAAGACTTTGCCATAAGTCTCTTTCATAGCTTCCCAAATACCATAAGGGTTGATTAGAGCAATCATTTCCTCAAGGACTTTAAGAACTGCTCTCCCAGGGAACTCGTCTTCGATACGGGCGACAAGGTAATCTTCCAATCTCTCACTTTTAGCTACATTTCTGAGCTGAGTTACTCGACTATCTAGCACACCATTCGCAAGACTGTTCTTTGCCCACTCAAAGCCTTTGAGATAAGCATGGAGGTCGAAGTTATCTTTTCCCGCTTGTCCGGGCGTTGTATATTCAGGTTGTATATCTCTAGGGTCTAAATATTTAGAGGCTGAGATAAAGTCATTCGCACCTTTAAGATACGACTGAAACACGATTGGGCCCATTGACTCATAGACCCATTTCTTAAACCAGTTAATGAAAAAGTTATTGAACTCTCGATCTCCGAGAAATGCCTTAAATAAATAATTCACTCCTCGAACCACTAAGTCTTTAAGACCTGCAATAAAAGTACTTCCAAGAGAAAATACATTCGACAACCAATCCCTCACCCCATCCCATGCGTCACCAAGCCACCCTGCTGTCTTAGCCTCTTTAAGAGCCACTTCAAACTGCATACGAGCAAGGCGAATCTGAATTTCTTTGTTCACCATTGGCATGGAACTCGCTCTTTTATTTCGGAGCTGACTTTGGAAAGTCTGTGGGTCTACAAGTAAATCATATGCGTACATGAGTTAACTTCTTTCTTTAGAGGCTCAGAGTTTTACATCTCACGTTTATAAACTATCTATAAAACTCCCCCTGTCGAACAAGAAATAGATAGGAGTCTGACATGGGTGCAGGAGTTATGTTTCAGAAAGACGGGAAAGCCCTCTTACTTAGAAGATCAAAAAGAAATAAAGACGAATGGGGAGGCTATTGGAACTTCCCCGGCGGCACTACCGAAATAGGTGAGTCTCCCTATGAGACTGCCATTAGAGAAAGCCGAGAAGAAGTAGGTCCTCTACCTCCTTTTAAGGTTTACAACCATGTCTCTATAAGAGGCTATACTCTATTTCTAGCTGAGGTGTCTTATCAGTTCACCCCACGACTCAACTCTGAACATACCGAATGGGAGTGGGTAGACCTTTCCGATATAGAAAGCTACCCACTACACATCAAAGACAAGAAAACGATAAGGAAAGTACCTATGCCTAAAAGAAAAGAAGAAAAAGCAACCCCCCCTGCACCTGTACCCCCACCTCAATCTTAGATCGCTTCCATTTCCAAGAGCATAGGGTCGCTTGGCTCTAGCAAGTCTTTATTGTCGGAAATGAGAGACTTGATATTAGCATACGCCCAAGAAGTGACTTTTATCACCCCCTTACCGATCAGCTTAATAAGAGTCCAAATGACTTTGAGAGGGAACTCCACAAGCACTCTACTTGGGAGTCTTGTGACTTGATAACTCAGCCAAGAAATGCCTAAAAGAGCATAGTACACGATAAGAGCAACACCGAGAACTTTAAGGACAGCGACAATCCCAAAAGCTCCTGTACTCTTAACAATAGAAGCCTTGATAAGACCTAAAGCCAAGCCTCCTGCTTTGGCGACCAAAGCCCATGCTTTCCCTAGAATGAAATAGATAGCAGACCATGCTTTACCCGCAGGTAAAGAAGGCAACCAACCATGAGGTATGATTGAGTATAACCAACCCAATCCCTTTCCAATCAGAGTTGAAAGTTGACTAATGACAGTCCCCGATAAATTGAGAACCTTCTCTACAATCACGGCTTGGGCTTGAAATGGAGGAGGAGGAGGAGGAGCGACAGCAAAAGGATTCCACAATCCAAACGCTTCTTTACTTACAGACGCTTGTTTATTTGCAGGAGGGGCTTGGACGTTCTTTTCATTTCTTACATACCATAAAAGAACAAGAGCTACGGTTTGTTCCTCGAACCCTGTTGCTTCTGCCATGCCTTTGATGTCTTGTTTCTGAAATGCGTTGGCAAACCTACCTAGTATATCTCCTGCTTCGCCTGCACTTTTAGCTTTAGAACCTGCAATCGCTACCATTTTCTGAATAGGATTGCTCTCGTCATAATCGGATTTTTCCATAGCCTTGATGAAGCTCTCTAGGGAGTTAAGTCCGAAATGCTTTTGTAAGAACTTTAGACCTGCTTGCCCTTCTCCTGAAATAGACTTGGCTTCTTTTGATGCTTCACTCTGAAGAAAGGAACTCACAACTCCCTCTTGGATATTATCCATGAAGAAGGCTCTCTTGTTCATTCGAGCGAGGTGCATACGGGCAACTCTCTGTGTACTTGCTGTCTTTCTCATTTCTTATCTCCTATGTGTTAGGGGTATTCTCATCATCAGAGTCTTTTGAATCTTTACACTTATCACCATGTATGGGTTTGGCTATATCTAAGTCTTCATCTCCACCTATAGGGTAATCAAGCCAAGCAAACCTTCTCCGACAATCAAGGTAATTCATGTAATCATCGCAATCCCAAGCCTCCTGCTCAAAGCGAATCGCAAGGTAAGAATCACGAGTGAAGCCTTTCTTTTTGATGATTGCGGCATACAAGAAATCGTAGAGATAAACCAACAGGAAACCAATCACGAAAGTCTCAAGGTACTGTTGGAAATGGATAGTCTCGTGACGCTTTGTTTTCTCCGAAAGTTCACCTCTTGAAAATACAAAGCAAAAGAGCGTGATTGCGTTGATCTCTATCGGTGCGAGCTTGCTCAGAATCACAGGAACTCTTGAGTTCTCAAAGAAAAAGGGCTTCATTAGTTTGATCGGCTTCATTTCTGAACTCCTTCTGTAAGTTTCTTTAGTCTGTCTATATTGCGTTATAAACAAAACACAAAGAAAGGTTCTGTTATGAGGTCAGTAGAATTTAGACGAGCCCACTCAACCCTAGTGAAAATGACACACTTAGGAATCCAAGAAATCGTTAAAATCTTCAATGATATTGACGACCCTTTAGCAAAGACGATTGCTTTTCGCAGGTGGAAGAATAACTACGATTTCCCTAGTGGGACTACTCGCATTTCGGGAGAGTTTGCGATCTTGGGGCTGATCTACAGAGAAAACCTAAAAGACTTCAGGCATTATGACCGAAGGTATGAAGAAGATAGAGTCAGACTTACTCCTATACAAGAAATGAAAGTCAACAAAGCGATGAGAGACGCTATGAAATGGATCTATACTTATTGGAGTGCCGTCACGATGGCTAGGCTTGTTGTTAGAGGGGGAGGGTTTGAGTTTATGGAGCTTCACATCAGAGAGTATAACCTCATCAGAAATACAGCCATGAGAAACTCTAACGAGTACAGCGAGCTACTTTCGATCTTGTTCGAGTAGTTCTGACCTCTTTCCTATATAGTATGAGCCAAACCTCCTCCATAGAAAGGCTCAGAGATGGAAAGTGAAAAGCTCCTAGCAACGATTGAAAAACTTCGGAAAATCAGAACCAAAAACGACCTCAAAGCACCCGAATCAAAGACCTTAAAGACAGCTCTTGATGATGGTTCTCCTCTGATTCTTAGGCAGTATCAAATACAGGGTATCTTACACCTACTCGCTATGCCTCGCTTCGTGTTAGGCGATGATACGGGACTTGGTAAAACCCTTCAGACTGTTGCGGCTCTCAGCTACCTGTGGGACAAGAAGCCCGACATTCCTGCACTCATCTGCACTACTAAGTCAGCCGTTGGTCAATGGGAGTCAGAAATAGATCGCTTTACGGTTGGGGTTAAAGTCTTCAAGTGCTTAGGCACAAAGAAAAAAAGAGCCAAAATCCATGAGGAGTTCCAAGCCTATAACGCAGGACCGAAAGCCATGATTATGGGCTATCGTACAGCCGTCATGGACTTCCAATACCTACAGCCTATTTCGGGGCATATCATGGTGTTTGATGAGGCTACTGCTTTTAAGAACGACTCCTCTCAAGTTCACCAAGTATGTAAACACCTCGCAGGTTCAGCAGAACGTGTGTGGAGTCTGTCAGCTACGATCATCAAGAATAGGCTCATGGAAGCATGGGCTATCTATAAGGTGACTGTACCTCACTTGTTCACCACTAAGACCTCTTTCATGCGTGAGTACTGCATCACAAGAGAACAAACGATTGCAGGCTCTCGTAGACGCATTCAGATTGTAGTCGGACATAGGAAACGAGATGTAGAAGCATTTCGTAATGTGATCGACCCTTATTTCATTGGGCGACCCAAACACGAAGTTGCTCAAGAATTACCCCCTCTCACAACTAAGGTTATTTCCTGTGAGCTTTCTAAGCAACAGAAAGGGAAATACAAAGAAGCCCTTGAGGGTCTGCTTGAAGTCTTAGACCCCGAAACAGGCGAGATCATAGAGCGTGAAGTGACTAAACTAACTGCTGTCACGATCTGTCAGCAAATCGTCAACCACCCTGCTCTTATTGACTGTGATGGCGATAGTGGTAAACTCGACACCCTTTTAGACTTACTGCAAAATGAACTTGAGGGTGAGAAGGTGATTATCTTCTCTAGGTTTAGAGGAATGGTCGATATTCTCGAAGCAGAAATAGAGGGCAAAGGCATTAAGACTTGTCGTATTACAGGGGCAGAATCGGGAGATCAACGTGTAGCAAGTCAGCAAACATTTCAAGACGCTAAGAGCGAAACCAAAGTCTGCTTGATTACTATGGCTGCGGCTGAGGGTGTGAACTTACAACTTGCTAAGGCTGTTATCTTCTATGACACCCCTTGGTCAGCAGGTGACTACCTTCAGATTATTGGTCGCATGATTCGTATCGGGTCTATTCACGATAAGGTGTTCAGCTACCATATCTGTGCCCCTAAAACGATTGACGACAGGGTAATGAAAACCCTCAAGAATAAGATGAACTTGATTGAAGCCGTCTTAGGCAAAAGACTAAAAGAAGACGGAGAAGAAGATGATGTTCTTGAGGTAGGTCAGTCCGAGCTTAACGACATTTTTGATGGACTGCTAGAAGATGCAAGAGACATTATAAAAGTCTGATATAAAGAGAGACAACAACTAACCACATGAAAGGGGGGAGTTAAATGGCGAAGTGTAAAAAGTGCCATGATTACGGCTATATACAGGTTGATGATGGACACTATGGAATCCCACAGGCTATCCCATGCTCTTGTACTCTTAAAAAGGCTCTCGGAGTACAGGCACAGAAAGCATGGGCAGGACTAGAAGTTGTACCTATTAAGAAAACAAGCCTACTTAAAGGCAAGGTTCGTGAGAACGTAGTGATTACAGCTCATAAAGGCGAGCTAATGCTACACATGAGATCGGCTCTCGCTCACCATGCAAGACCCGAAGAGTTTATCAAAGTCGTTTCTGACGCTACTCTCATTTCTGCATGGCTCTCTAACCTTGCTCGCTCTGACTCTGAAATCATTGACCCCGATTTCAAGCGAGATGTTCGTGTAGCAACGCTAGAAGACTTGGCTGAGTCTCCTACACTACTTGTGATTCGTTTGGGTGTTAAGACTGCTAGAAATAGTGCTATGCCCGAAGTCCTCGCTGAGACTATCGAGCTACGTCAACATTTGGGCAAACCCACATGGCTTGTAGTCGAACCCGAAAAGCCTTTAGAAGAAGGTCACATTTCTTGGTCAAGAGCAGTAGATGATGCACTAGACGGTTGGGAGCGAATCGGTATTGTTGGTGGGAGGTCTGACGCAAAAGTAAGAGGTTCTTTGAGTGTTCAGACTCTTAGTGGAAATAATAACCCTGCACTTCCAACAGCTAGACATAAGACGATGAAACTATGAGAATATTAAGATCAATAATCCCCGAACCTCGTATCGGTGATGATGAAAAAGCCATGCTTCAAAACTATACGGCTTTGCGAGAATCAATCCTTAACTTTGATATGCCTGTAGATCGTGTGATCTATGACTATATCAAAGAGTTTGTGTCTCAGCACTCTCACTTACCCACTCAAGAAACAGCGATTAACTTCCTAGACAGCAACAATCAATATGATGAAGCTGATCGTATTCGTTCACTCTCTACGATTGAGCCTGCCTATCGTGGTGACTTCATCTTCTTAATTGAAAAGCAAGTAGAAGAAGCCCGTATCATGTCTCTCAGTGAGACTATGGCACAGGTCAAAGAAATCACTAGAAATGGCATTGAGATTAAAGAGGGGAAAACTAAGAGAACGCTCAAGGGTGCTCGTGATGCAGGGCGATTTATCTTTCAGCAACTACATGATTTAATGACCCCTACATTTGGCACTCGTATTGGGGGCGAAGCTCTTGGAGATGGTGAGGAATTTTGGGAGGAATATCAAAAGATTAAGGATACAAAAGTGGAAGTTTTACCAAAGACAGGACTGCAAGTCATTGATGACGCTATCGGTGGCTTTAAGAGAAAAGAACTCTACATTATGGCAGGCTTTACAGGACACATGAAGTCTAAGTCGGCTGTAAATTGGGTGTATAACCAAGCGATTTTTGGTGGGACAAGTACCATCTATTTCTCGTTAGAAATGCACTATTCTCAATGTCGCAGAACCATCTACGCATTTCATAGTATGCACCCTAAGTTTCGGCAGAAGCGTATCGCTTTAGGTATTCAAGCTCAGCCCAATCCTGATGTTGGTCTTGACCCGATCAAAATCAGAGATGGTAAGCTCACTCAAGACGAGGAGCTATTTCTGAAAGAGGTGATTGATGATCTCAAGACCAATATGCAGAATGGTACTTACGGCTCTATTTTCTTTGAGGTAGCTGACCCCGATAGCCTTGACTTTACTGTTGAGGACATGAGGACTAAAGCAGAGACTATCGCCTCTAAACACCCTGTGAAATTAGTAGTAGTTGACCACGCACTCTTAATGTCTAGTAGACGTTGGGTAGCGTCTACTACTGAGCGTTTGAATGAAGTTATCCGAGACTTGAAAAAGACAGCTATGGGCTTCAATAGAGGGCAAGGCGTTCCTATCCTATGTCTATTTCAGATTAACCGTGAGGGCTTCAAAGCGGCTGAGAAGAATGACGGTACATATAACCTCACTCACCTCTCGTATGCCAACGAAGCAGAGCGTTCAGCAGACGTTGTAATCGCTTCTTGGTATGACGATAATATGAGGCAGAAAGGCATGATTAAGTATCAATGCTTGAAGTCTCGTGACCAAGCTCCTTTTGAGGCTTTTGAAGCACAGACAGCTTGGCCGGTGGGTCGTATTCTGAACACCCCAATGAACTTCAAGATGGGTGCTTCGCCCAATGCTAAACCAAAGAAGGAAGACCCTCTTGATGATGTAGTTTAAGCTCAGTAAATCTTTTATGACCATACCTTTCTGTAAACTTCTTAACAGAGAAAAGAGGGTATATGAGACATTTACAGGCAGGTGGGGAAATAGACTTTCTTCGAGAATCACAAAGTGATGCAGTAAAAGCTAGTGCTGTCGTTTTAAGACAGATGATCTCGACAGTAGGGAACTTGGGCGAGTTGCTTAACAAAAAGAAGATCGCTGAGTTGGTCTTACTGAACCCTGCATACAAAGACTTTGTTAGCTCACATTTCGAGTTTGCTGATAAAGACATTCAAAAGAGCCTAGTAAGTGCTTTTGTTGAGTACTTTCATGGAAAGAAAGCAGGGGAAGAAAAACCTGTTTTTAATAAGATATGGAAGCTCGTAGAAGAGTACGTCAAGGGCAGAATGATGGACGAGGGGCAAGAGAACTATCTTAACACTATCCCCGAAGAGTTAAGGAAGTTCCTACCTAAAACTCTAGCCGTTGATGTAGATTCCACAGGCGAAATACAATATATCACCGACTTGTTCGTCAACGAAGTAGACGATGTAAACTATAAGATTAAGAAGATGACCACACTCCTTAAAAGATATAACCATATCGTAGATGTGGTAAAGAGCGACCTGATGTCTAATGATGTCTTTTTAAGAGTCAAAGCCTTGATTGTGGCGATCATCATGGAAACAGGAATCCGACCTGCTATGGGTGAAGGTATTTCTAAGATGAAAGGTATGGACGGGAAATACCTAAAAGATGAGGAGGGTGAATATATTGAAATGGAAACCTTTGGTGCTAGAACTCTGAAATTGAGCTTCATTAAGGACTTGATCGGTAAAGATGGCGATCAGATTGAAGTGAGGTTTAGAGGGAAAGCGTACACCGAAAATGTAGCTTATCTAAGTGACCCCCAAGTCCTGGCAGAATTGAGAAATCTTGCGACTGAAGCTGAAATAACCAGAAATGAGCTAGGGATAGACCCATTTCTGTTTACAAGACCTGATGGAGATGTAATTACAGGAGATCAGTTAAACAGGTACTTTAAGAAGATCGTCAAAGACACTAACCTAACCCTTACTGATTTCCGTAAGCTCAAGGCAACACAAGAAGTCTTTAACCACCTAAAGAACAAAAAAGTTGATCTGCTTTATAAGATTAGAGAGTTCGCTAATGAGCAGGCTGAAAGTCTCAAAGAGAGAGCGACACAGGAAATAACAGATACTGTCAACCAAGCGATTAGAAATGCACAAGAAGCAATCAGTCATGGTGAGTTTGATACTACTGTGTCTTACTACATCAACCCTACTGTAGTCTTAAAGTTTCTCTCAGAGGGTAAGGTAGGAGAAAAGTTGGAAGACGCTGTAATGACAAACCCCAAACACCTTACTTTCAACCTAGACGCATTTCTTGACGAAGCTGTTATGATTGGACCTATCCAAAAGAGAGGCACTAATCTTCAGAATCTCGTAGACGACCTAGAAATGAAACTAGGTGAAAATCTACTTAGCTTAGTAGAGCATATCCAAGAAACCACATAATAATCTAGTCGGGTACTATATAAAGAGTACCTAATGACAATAGGATTATTAATGGACATCTCTAGTATTCTAAAAAGTTTGAAAGAGCGTAAACTTGAACGCAAAGGTGATTGCCTTTACTTCATTCAAGAACGCTCCACAGGCATGATAAAAATAGGTCGCTCAAAAGACCCTAAAAGACGACTCAAAACCCTACAGACAGGAAATGCTAACGAACTCAGATTAGTGTGTTATCTTGAGGGGCTTGGGTGGCGTGAACGTGACTTACATGAAGCCCTAAAGAAATGGCGTACTTCGGGTGAGTGGTTTGAGTATGATTGTACGGGTAGCATACCCGACGAAATCTATGAGCTTATTCCTTGGGGTAGCCTAGATGATTGGTGGAGGGATTAAGAAATGTTTCTCTTTGAACTGAGTATGATTTTAGGGTCGGTTATTACGGTTGTTATAACCGACAGAAATCCTAACTCAATGACAAAGTTGGGCGTTTTTTTCTTAATTTCTACCTTAGTGTACTTTTTGCTTTGTGTGTGCCTTTTTGTAGGTAAAGTCCTTACCTAGTCTTATATAAAGGGATTCAGGAGGAAGCCCGTATGAACACAGAAACATTGATAATCACCACAACGCCCCTTGACTGTGCTTGTAAAGGTGATGGAATCATTCACAAAACAAAAAAGCCCTGCCCTATACATTTCTTGTACGCAACATCAGAGGAGTTTAGAGAAGTAAGTTTAGGGCTTTATGCTCAGAGTCTCACAGCTACCGTCCTCCATATTATCGAGGAGCATGAAGCATTTCAAAGACACCGAGAGATCGGCTTTCTTGACAGCGAAGAAAGCCTTGACCTATTCGTAGAACTTTTTTGGAATCCTCAAGATATTTCTGAGAGAGTCAAAGCACTTCAAGTACTTGTTCGGTTGATCTACGGACACCTATCAAGATGTAAAAGCAATCTTCCTAAAGCCGATAGCTTTGACTTATTTTCCTTTGCCGAAGCGAATACAAGTTTAGACCACCAATTTATATGGAAGCCCTTATACACAGATGAGCAGTAAAAGAGCAGATCGGATTAAAGAAAAAATCCCGATCACTCGTGTACTATCAGATTATGGGTATGACGTGTATGAGGGTGGAGGTGAACAACAATTTCGTTGTGACCTTCATGGAGATGGGTCAGACAATGCCCCTTCTGCCCGTGTGTACCCTGAGTCTAATTCTTTCTTCTGCTTTGCTTGTGGTAAAGCAAGAGACTCCGTTGCTCTTGTCATGGAAAAAGAAGGGTCAGACTTTAACAAGTCATGCTCTTTATTAGAACAGAAATATGGGCTAAAAGAATGGGTTTATAAAGAAAAGGCAGACCCCTTTGAACAAAGTGACCGAGCAGAAGAACCCTCTAAGAGAAATATTTTAGAGCGAAAAGTGGGAAACAGACTCTTAATGCTCACTAAAGAACGTGACGTTGAATATGACCTTATCCTAAAGCTTTGGGAAGGGTATGATTTACTGTGTTCACTAGAACATCAATCTGACTCCCATTGGAGAAAGTTAGTAAGTCAAATCCCAACTCAAAGGTTTGAAGATGATGAGTGGTAAAAACGATAACGAAATAGATATTACAGAACTCTTTGAGTATTCTATAAAGCTCTTAGCTGAACAGGCAGAGACACCTCAAGAATTGATTAGTGTTTGGATTAACTTAGGGAAAAGACTTGGTGTAGAGGACATTTTTTCTAGCCTTAAAATAGTCCTCTATGAAGACGACAACCAAGAGCAACACATGGTAGGGTTTGTCGGTTCTCCGAGCGAAGAAGTGACCGAAATCCTAAGCTCAGAAATAGTCTTTAACGAGTACATTTGTGACAAAGCTGTAGAAGCAATTAATGAGAAAAAAGTAGTGTACCACTAATGATGTATCGTAGAAATGGACTCATCTTTACTAAGCTCTCAGACAAGACATGGGCAAACCCAAAGATAGCTCGCATTATCCCTAACGAACAGGGAGGCTCTTGGGGTGAATTCTTAGAGCTAAAAGATACTGAGTGGGCAAGGTTTGTTGATGTCATTTCCCTAGACTCATTAGATCGTGCTTTGAGGGGCGACTGCACTCCTTTAATGAATGAGGGACTTCGTGACCCTAGAGGTTGCTTGAAACGAGCCCCATTTCCTAGTGTGTGTGCAGACTATAAGAATTGTGCTTCTTATGCACCCAAGATATGTCAGCCGAAATCTCCCAAAGCTCCTGAGTGTCTCTCTCTAGGGGCTGAACTTCCACAAACTGTCAGAATTCTTATTTCTGCATGGACTGAAGGCTACTATGTAGTCCGAGAAGGTGAATGAAATGAAGTACGTCAACCCTCCAACTAATCGTAGGATTTACCCTACACCCACTAATAATATGCCTGTTAGAAATGGAAGCGACAAAGACTATCATGGCGAGCTTTCTATTTCTGATAATCATATCTATCTTTACCAAGACATCACTCCAAAAGCGATCATGGAATTGGGTATTGCGATTAGGCATATAGGGCAACATATCTTTAACATGGTTACAGAGTTAGACTTACCCTCAGCACCTGCTATCCATTTACACATCAACTCAAATGGTGGGTGTGCTTTTAGTGGGCTTGCAGGGGCAAGTCATATCCTTAACTCTCAAATCCCTGTCATCACTTATATTGAAGGAGGGGCGGCATCTGCGGCGACTATCCTATCATGTGCAGGGGCAAAGCGTTTTATCACCGAACACAGCTTTATGCTTATCCACCAAATCAGTACAGGTGTTTGGGGGACATACGAGAATCTGAATGATGAGAAAGAGTCTATGGACTCACTCATGGAAATGATTCAGTCAATCTACCTCAAGCATACAAACATGAAGAAGAAGCAACTGAAGCAACTCTTAAAGAGAGACTTATGGCTGAACCCTGAGAAATGCCTAGAGCTAGGCTTAGTAGATGAGATTATTCACTACGAGAGAAACTAGTAGCGTCTCAAAGCATGGGAGAAGAAAGTCCCATGCTTAAGAATTTGAAGCAAGTCCTCATCACTATAGTCGTATGAGGCTATAGTGATCGTAAAGCTAGGTAATGAAATGCCGCCGTGATGCTGTGAGGTTCGCATAACAAACCTAAGCCCGAAAACGCCCATCTTATCAAAGATGATTTTCTTAGGGTCAAAAATCTCACTCGAACTCAGCCCCCTAGTGTATTTCTTGTACTCTTTTTCCACCAATTCTTCTAAGTCTCTCTCACTTTCAAGATCAAAAGTCTTGGGGTAATCCTTCATTAGGTACGGGGGATTCCAAATACTTTTAAGAGTGGTGTCTAAAGTAACTTCATAAAAGCCTTTTGAAGCTCTCTTCATCGCCAACCTAGCGACTCTAATAGCCATCGCTTTCTTAGGGGTTCCTAAGAGTTCTACAACGTGCTTCCTATTGATGAGTTCTATGTCTTCACTTTCAACAACAGCTTTCATCGCATGAACGCCTGCATACCCATACTCATCGAAGACTTCTTCCCCAAGCATAGGAACACCATCAACCTTAAATAGAGTCATCATAAGGTTATCATATGCCGAAACAAGTGCCTCTACTAAGTCGGAAATGTGTGGTCTGAGGTCATATTCAAGTTGCCCATTTCTTCTTACCGACTTCAACAAAGCGTCTGCTTTATTGTGTGGCTTTTTAAAGACTTTCTTGTAAAGCTCCCTCTTGCCCTGTTCGGCTTCTAAAATAAGAACAGGACGAATTCCTTTGTTCCCTTTGATCGCCCCATCTTGCTCTATTAAAGAAAACAGTAAGACATATTGCTCGTTGTCATCATTGATAATCCAAGCCTTACGACCTTTAACCCAACCACTTTTCCTCCACCTGATTTGTGGAGTCACCCCTCTCCCGTGAGCCATATTATCCTCTACGAAAGTCCAACTCTGAGGGCTTCTTCTATTGAGTTCAGCTATTAGAGGGTCTAACCAATTTTCATCTATGTAGCTCATTTATACTTCTCTCTTTCGGGAAATCTACAACTCTTAACGGATAAACAAAGTACATCGGGAGAAATGAGCATGAGAAAGGTTGAGATAATCTAAGTGGTGAAAACTCTCCTTTTTAAGACTTCTTGGCTTTCTCTTGAGCTTTCTTCCTGTCCTCAGCTCTATACTTTTGCTCTAAGATAGGAAGTGCCTTTTCTGCTTGGTCGAGTTTGTGAGCTAAGTCTCTCGCTTCTCTACTAAGATTCATATTTCCTAGCAAAGTGATCTCGCCTGTTGTGGTGTCTTGTAAGCGAGAAGTCAAACCAACCGTATTAGGCATCAACTGCTTGATGATCTTCGGGTCTATGTTTTTAAGAGCTATGTCCCACACCATTTCTAGCTCTAATCCTTGCATGATAAGCATAGGCTGACCTCCATAACCTAAGTTCATCTTTTGACGAAATAGACTCATGCCCGAACGGGTACGAAGCTCCATATCAAAGAAATGAACAGGCATAGGGTTTTCAGGTCGATCAAAGAACATCTTGAACCCAAAGTGCAGATTCTTATCCCCAAACACGAGGGTAGGGTTATCCACATAACCCCATTCGTGAATGATAATGTAAAACTCATTCTTCTCTGCAAGCCGAGAAATAAACTCTTGCTCAATCTCGGACATAGGTATGTAAAGACTGTTCTTATTTTTACCACCAAATACGTTAGACATGAAAAATCTCCTCTAGTGTACTAATGGGAGATCATACCCCAAAACTAACCCGAATTTAACGAACTTATCCTCTTTTACTTCTTAAGGCTCTTATGCCCATGATAGAACCTGTCACCTCGCCCATTTCACTATCCATGTCCTCTAAGAGCGAACTAAGGTCATAACTACCTGTCACCTCGCCCATTTCACTGTCCATAGCTTGAAGAAGCTGTGAAAGATCAGTAGCTCTCTTGAGAGGATAAGAATCAGTCCCAAATAGGTTCGCAACATCAATGAACTTCTGTATGTCAAAAGATACTGTGTCATAACCTTGTGCGACAGCCTTGCTTATATTTCTTTCAATGTAGCCTTGATGAAGGAAATTCAAAACAAAGTTAGGGGCGATATAGTAGTCAATCGCACTACCCATTTCTGAGTGGTGCAGGGAATCGGAGACAGCCTTAATCGCATCATTAATAAACTGAGTCACTCTAGTAGCCACTGCTTCTTGGAGATTCTGAGTACCTGCGTCTACAAGGGCTTTCACATCTTCGTGTAGTTGCTCTTGATCTCCCTCCATAACCTCAAACAATCTCCTATTAGCGAAAAGCATACGGAAATCGTGAGGCTTCATATCGAACTGCCCAAACTTACGATCTATATACTTAATGAGCTTCGTGTAGTCGTATCTCCAACCATTCAAACCTCTAAAAACAGGAGGCTCTTTAGACGGAGTTCCCAAGTCCATTCCTGCATCTAAAGTTGCTTTATCCACATAAGGCTTGAGAGCTGTAGCAATATCAGAATCAGTCATCTCATAAAGAAGAGTGTTACCGTATTTCCCAACTAACTCTATTTCAAAACGGCTCGCTTGCAAGCTCTTGACATGAGAAGGTCGAAGCTCGGTTAAGCCGAAAGTTTTTACTTCTACTTTAGTGCCGTCTGCAAGTTTCTTAATCGTTTTGCCAGGTCTACCACCACCAACACGAACTCCTGTCTCTAACATAATAGCTGTAAGGATAGCGTTAAGGGTGTCCCTCTCGTTATTCGATGACATGAGGTCTGCTTTCACAGACGTTAACATAGAGTTATATTTCCCAATAGTCTGAACGAGTATGTTGTGCTTATGCGTAAGGCTTCTGATCTGATTTCCTACACGCTCACGAACACCTGTCACCTTACCTGCTTTATCCACATCTAAAACAAGATTGCGAGGTAAGAATTTCCTGATGTCTACCTCTAGGGCATCTCTCAAACTTTGTTGCTCTGTACCCAAGAACTTGTACTCGAAACCTAGCTCAGCAGACAACGTAACTTGGTCTTGTATTTCAGGGTCGGAAATGGAAGCCCCTTCAACCACAATCTTAGCTAAGGCTCTAAGGAGTTTAGCTCTGTTCTGTGCGATGCTTCTAACATTACGAGGATTACCATGACCCTCTATTTCTTTGCCTGCATACTTGTCGAGAAAAGACTGTATATTTCTCATACCTTGAGCGTCAGAAATAAAGTCTTTAACTGAATCAAAAACTAACCCTTTTTTAGCTACATTTCTAGCAATCGTAGAGATTGCTCTCTCCGTAGCTTTAACGTGCTTGATCTGTTCTTTTCTGTCCCGAACATTTAAGTCATCATAAGAAGGCATATCTATTTCCTTTCTTATAGAGTACCATCAAAGTCGTCAGTATCAGACCCTAAAGGAGGCTCAGACTTTTTTGGTTTTGGAGGAGTCGGTTTACCTCCATTTTGCTCTAAAGCTGTAGTCGCTACATGGGTGTATTTATCTAGTGCCGCTTGCCCTAATATGTAGCCAATCTGAATGAAACCACTCGTGACAATCATGGTGACAAGTACCATAAACGCATAGTGGTCGATTTGAGTCTTGTACTCCCACACAACATAGAACATGAGAATCTTCCACCCTACATCTGCGATCAAGTAGGCAAGGAACTTCTTGCTTTTAAGAGGAACGCTACTCAAGTGTGTTGGGTCTTGTGATTTTTGAGTGGTCATACCAATCTCCCATTAGGTTTAGAGTGTTTGTTTTTACATTGTCTGACAGATAAAAGATTTATCTAAGTAAAGGCTTGGTGTTTATCCTTAACCCACTCTTGGTGTTTGAAGGCTGTGTTTTCCCTCTAAGCTGACCTAACATAGTATTGTTAACCCTCAAGTCGTTCATTGAAGTCTGAAAGTTGTCTTCAATCTGCTGAGGTGGCTTATTGGAAATGAGTATTGAGGGGTGACTTTCGATTAGCTCCTCAAGGCGAGCTTGTTCTTCGGGCAACATACTTGGTAGTAGAGCGAACAAGTCCTCTCTCGATTTCTCATGCTCTTTTAAGAACTCTAAAATCACATGGTCAGGCAAGAAAGGTGGGTTAGCAGGATTTGTGTAGCTCCCTTTGAGCGTGTTGTGACCACTACCATTTATCCAAAAGTTACTCATGGCTTTACTCCTATTCTGATATGTACTTCATAACCCTCACATATAAACAGAGTAAGGAGAAGCCCTTGTTTGACGATTTCCTAGCAGACCTCAGAAAGCCCTCAATCGAAAAGTACGATTGGATGAACGATGTTGAGTTGATACTTGGCACTAAAGAAAACCTCACCCAAGCGATTGATGAGTGTATCGCTTCAGAAATATATGGCTGTGACATTGAAACTACGGGGCTTGATAACCGAGTTTTTGACGGCAGAACAGTTGACTCTATCGTGGGTATCGGACTCGCACCCACACCCGACAAGGCTTACTATTTCCCAATCGGACACAGAGCAGGCTCAGAATATAACATTCCTTGGTCTATGGTCGGCAAAGAGTTTGGGAGGCTATTTCACCCTGACACTAAGGCTAATCCTGTCTTCCACAACATCGCATTTGACTCCGTATTTCTTGAGTATAACGGCTTCTTCCCTCTTGGGGTAGATCGGTGGGACGATCATAAGAAATGGGAAGACACCCTCATTGTTAAGTACCTGCTTAACCCTCGCCAAAAAGGTGGGCGAGGACTGAAGGCTCTATCAGATCAACTCTGTGGTATGAAGATGATCGAACTCAACGAGCTAATCCCCGATGAGAAGATTAAGGATTACGCCACCCTCGACCCAAGTTGGGAGCCTTGTGTATGGTACGCTGCGGCTGACCCTCTCTGTACGCTTCGTGTATGGAACATTCTAAGAGGTCAATATGTAGACGCACCCGAACACTCAGATTCAATCTACAACTTAGAAAAAATGTGCCTCGTTTCAGTAAGTTGGATGCACAGAAGCAGAGTGTATGTAGACAGAAATAGAGCCTTAGAGTCTTGTAAAGAAGGGCAACGCCTATGGTGGGAAAGTTTGCTTGAAGTATATGACGGAGCAAGTGAAATCTTAGGTCGAGATATAACCCCTAACTACCTTCGGATAATGAAAGGTGAGATCAAAGGTGCGATCAACATCTTTGAACCCGATGACGTAGGAAATGACTCTAAGATGTCCTATAAGATTAGAGTTGATGAAGCTCGCAAGGAAGCGAAAAGAAACTACCCCGACCCTGTTCAAGTCATCTCAAAAAACGTGGCTCTCGTGGGCAAGGAAGCAGGGACTGAGAAAATCGATTTCCCTATCGTCTATGACATTATGTCTCCTCAGCAACTTGGACTCTTATTTCGTGAGTTAAAAGTACCTAACCTCATCGCCTCTGAGAAATCGGGTCAAGTAGTCACAGCAGGCGATGTGCTTGATGATGTGATCGAAAAAGCTGAGAAAGACTTCCCATTCATGGGGAAAGTTAAGAACTTACGTTTCCTCTCTAAAGCTCTCGGTCAATACCTTATCCCCTTTGTCGAAGATGTGGGTAAAGACGGAACTCTGAAACCTCGCTTCGATCAGTTTGCGGCTGATACAGGTCGTTTCTCTTGCAAGTCCACCTCTAAGCCTTGGGAAGTCAAAGACGGGGGCTGTAGAGTACCATTTCAAGGTATTCCTGCTTATGGGAAAGACAAGGACAAGAAGCCTGCTATCATTTCTTATATGCGTGATTGTATCGCTTCAAGAGGTGATGGGTGGTGGCTAGTCGCAATCGACTATGCAGGTGTTGAGCTTCGCTTAGTCACCAACCTCAGCAAAGAACCTCTATGGGTTAAAGCGTTCTTCGAGTGTTCAGATTGTGGGAAACAATACCCACAGGAAATGAATGATGATAATATCCCTAAAGCAACCCCCACTTATTGCGTTTGTGGCTCTGACCGAATAGGCGATCTTCACACCGTCACAGCAGTTGCTTTCTATGGCGAGAACGCTAAGAATTTGCCCGATTGGAAAGACAAGCGAGGAAATGGCAAAGGGTGTAACTTTGCTCTCTCTTATGGTGGGACAGGTAAAGCCGTACAGCGTACTATCGGTTGCTCGGCTCAAGAGGGTGAGGAGAAATACAGGAAGTTCACAGGCACTTATAAGACTCTTGCGAAGTGGTGGACTCACCAACATGACTTTGGTCGTAAGCATGGCTATGTAAAGACAGCTTTTGGTCGTGTTCAGCCCCTACCTGACATTAATGAGGGTGACTTCAGAAAGAAATCAAAAGACGAGCGTAAAGCTGTGAATGGCCCTGTGCAGGGTACGAGTGCAGACATCACCAAGCTCGCTATGAGTCTGATCTATAAAGAGGTCAAGAAGCGTGGTTGGTTCGATAAGCTCAAGATGATTCTGACTGTCCATGACGAAATCGTTTTTGAGATACATGAAGACGTAATCGGTGAAGCTATCCCTGTACTCACCAATCTCATGTCGAGAAATAAAGGTATCGCTAATCAAGGTTGGGCTGTACCTCTACTTGTAGACGTAGAGATCGGTAAGACTTGGGGTGTCCCTTATGACCTCAAAGACCTCAAGCGTGGCTATAAAGAAAAGCTCGTGCCTGATGGCGTAGACGAGGAAGGCAAGAAGAAATACAAGGAAATACAAGTACCTGTACCTGAGTCTTTAGGTCGTATCT